TGGTAGTAGAACCTGTTAAACCACCTGTGCCAATGTTTAGCGTTTTGGTAGAACCTGAAGCTGTTGCACCTGCTTGAATATCAGTTTGTTGTGATACTGTTGAACGACCAAGTGTTATTGTACCTGTGGTAGTTGTATTACCAATAGTTGTCGTTACCCCACCACCACCATTGAAACTTACGTTACCTGTAGCAGTAACAGCACCACCCATCGTTGTTGTAGAATTACCTGCACCGCCACCAATTGTAATTGCTGTGGAAGAACCAGTAAGCCCTGATGCACCTATAGCAATAGTATTAGTAGAACCTGATGCTGTAGCACCATTACTTACGTTTACTGTTTGACTTACTGTGGAACGACCAAGTGTAATATCACCAGTGTTTGATGTGCCACCTAATGTAAATGTGGCTGTAGTTCCTGACTGGTTAATGGTGGTTGAATTAGCTGCACCTGAATTTAATACTGTTACACCATTGGTAGTAAAATTATTTCCCATCGTAACAATTCCAGAGAATGTTTGAGTAAGGTTACCTAATGTAGCTAATGCTGAACCTGATACCGCAGGAAATGTATATGCGTAAGTTGTGCCTGTTGTTAAACCTGACAATACAAAGTTAGCTTGTTTGGTATTATCAGTATCATCTTGAAAGGTGAAACCTGCCCCTGTAACTGACATTGTTGGGCGAGTGCTTAATACATTGTTGCCTGAGCCTGTAGATGTTGTAACGCCTGTACCACCCGCTAATACAGGCAAAGTTCCTGCTGTTAAAGCTGAAGCAGATGTAGAGTAAATAGCATTATTTGCAGCTGTAAATGGGGATGCACCACTTAACCCTGTACCACCGTTAGCTGTTGCGACAACACCTGTGACGTTACCAGCTGTACCTGCGGTAGCTGCATTTAAGTTTGCTACTTGAGTTGTACTAGATACTACAAATGGGGCTGTTCCTGTTGCAACAGTGTTAGTCAATTGACCAGCCATGCTAATAGTATTAACGCCTGAAATAGTTTGGTTTCCCATTGCTAAACCAGCAGTACCCCAAGTTACTTGCCCACCTGGACCACCACCTGGAACAAACAAATATCCTGACCATGAACCTGCTGCTGTACTATTATTTTCACAGAAAATAAATGCAGCCATTCCAGGAACCACTGATCCTAATGATGTAGGAGTAGCATCTTGCAATGCTAAAGCACCTGTTGAATCATTATCAATAATAAAGCCTTGGCCTAAGTTTACTGTTGTGGCATTAGGCAATTGAACAGTTTGAGTTGTTGATCCTACAAATCTTTGATAATAAGTGCTTGTTGTAGTTAAGGTTGTTGTTCCAGCAGCTGTTGTTGTCGATGCCCAGCCAGGAATAAAACTATTGGCATTAACATTGCCATTTGCATCTTGATTAACTGATTTTTCAGATGGATATGTACAAAATACATTAGATGTACCTGTTAAAGATATGGCTGCTGTAGTTCCAAGAGAGTTAGAAAGAACAGTAGTTCTAGCTAATGTTGTACCTGAAGAAGTATATGTCCCAATACCTACTTCCCATGCGGTACCACTCGTAATGCAATAATAGGTAGTATTTCCATTGCCTACTACGGCAAAAGATTGAAACCCAGAAACTGCACCAGCAAGGGTAATCGTACCCGTGCCAGTGGTAGTTGTAGTTTCTTGAACACGATCATAAACTACTAGAGCCATTTAGGACTCCTTAGCTTGTTGCAGATGTGCTGTATGTAACAGTAACTGTATCGCCAGCTGTTGTTGCTTTTGGTACTGAAAAATTACCTTCAGAATACAAAGTGCCAGCTGTTGAGCTTAATGTAGAAACAGCTCCTGTACCTGTTACTAAGAAACAACCATATACAGTACCACCAGCACCAGTAATCGTATAAGTAATACCAGTTGCAGTTGAAGATACTACGTTTGATGGAGAGGCTGTGCCGTTATTTGCAGCTGCTGCAAAAGAAGCTGTGCCACGAACAGCTGAACCACCAACTGTATAGTTAATAAATTCTGCTGCATTAGTCGTGACTAATGTTGTCATTGTATCGCTTTGAAGAGGAGTCAATGAAACTTTAGTAAGTCCTAAAAATGGACCAACTACCGTATAAGCAGAACCTTTTAAAAAAGTATCTAACATAAGTTGTTTGCCTACGGCTACTACCAAGTTAGGAAATTCTTCTACCCATTTAAGATTGCCGTTAGCATCACGGCCTTCTACTTTCCAATAGCCATCCATGCCCATTCCTTCTGGAATATTCACGTTAGCTTGTAATGTTGCTACAGCAGTATCACCGCAGCTTCCAATTTCTTTATGCATAATTAATCTCCAGAGCTTACAACATTGGCATCGGTGTAACTACTAATGGTTAAAATAGCAGACGAATAAGTCGCTGCTGGGAACTGAACTGTAAAACTGCTTGAGCACGTTTTATCAGAGCCAAAATTTAAAATAAAACACGCTGCTTTAGTAGTGTAATTGTAGACTAAAGCACCTCTACAAGTAAATGCAGCAGGTGACCAAACAGCATTGGCAAAAGACATATAAGTAGCATTGTATTGCTGGTTAATTGTAGGTGCTGTTGAAATTACCAATGGGATCCCTCCAGCTGTATAACCCGTACCAGTAACTTCATTTACTGTCGTATAAGCAGCAGTTGAAGCATTTAACACTGCATTGGCATCATATAAAGCAATGTAGTAATTACCAGTAGTAAAGTTCTCATTACCATTAAGCAAATTTTGCTGAAATATGTTACACGCTGATTGTACGATTGGCATTATTGTTTCACCATAATACGAGCTTGACCATTACGGTAAGCATCGCCACGCTCAAGGCCAGTGCCAAGACGGTTAAGTTGTTGAACGGCTTCTTCATACATTTTTTGATAATAAGTAATCATATCTTGCTCACCCTTCATAAATATTAGGGCTTCACGCATAGCACCATAAAACAATATTGGATCATAGTTATCCCCAAGCCAGGAAGTTCCAGTTGGATTATTAACTGCTGATACAGTAAATGAAGCAGTTGAAGTTCCTGTACCACCAGCAAAAGAAGTTGGCAATGTTAAAACATCACCAACAACATAAAAATTACCACCATTTTGAAGTCTTGATCCTGTAGATACAAAAGCTTGCACTGATTGACTTGTTACTAAAATATCAGCATATGCTCCTGAACCAGAACCGCCTGATAAAGGAATGTTTGGATAGAACCCATTGTTATATCCAGAACCACCAACAGTCGTTAATGCAGTTACAACACCTTGCACAATTGACACTGGATAATAAAAGTAATGCATTTCAACTGCATAATTTTTATCTGGTGTTGGAGCTAAAATAAATGTTAGATCATCAATGTTTGCCCCAGTGTATCCATTTTGTGAGCCAAAAATTGCATAATACAAAGGTATCCCCTGGGGAGTTCCTTGATATGCACCAGTAGTAGTATTAAGTACAGTTGCTGGATATGCTTCACGAAGATAATTAACATCTTTGTTAAGCAAAAAATTATAATTTCCAGAGGAATCAATTACTGCCAATGAAAATGTAGACAAGTAATCTGTGGGCAATGCTAAATATTGATTACCAGATGTTAATGTTCCAGTTACATTTTTACGCAAAGAAGTCAGTTGAACAGTGTTATAAATTCGTTCTTCTGCTTGTTGCACAAATAATGGGATATTTGCTACGAACAAAGACTCCGTATTTTCAGCATACGCTTGAATATTATTGTACAGTTGTTCGTAGTTCATAATTATCCTTCTACAGCTGGAGTATCTTCAACTACTGTTGGCTTGTTTTCTTCTGTCATTTCAGCTGCTTGTGCTGCCAAAATTTGTGGAATAGCTTGGTTTCTTACTTTAGTTACCAATTCTTCAACAACTTCCATAGCATAAGATTTACGCAAACCATTGATTAAAAATTCAACTTCTGCTTGTGATAAATTCTTTAAGTCAATCATGCCATTGGTCCTCTTGACATACGACCTTTAGTTGCAGCACCAGCACCACGCATTTCAATGCCAGTTGTTTTTTCTTTTGAGGTACCATAGCTTACGCCATTAGGAATAGGATCTTTAATATCTACATCCTTACCTGCTTTAGAAGTTGCATATACACCATCTACCATTGGTTTCATACCTGCTTCAACAGATGCACCATTTTTTGCATAAAATTCTGCTGGTTTATTATTCTTGGCATTGCCAGTTTTAATAGCAGGGCTGTTCTTTGTTGTAGGT